CTTGATGTTTGAGCGTGTGGTGTCTTCCACCAATTCGCCGTCGGCATTGTAATAGAACATACGATAATTCAGAATGTCATGTCGTCCTTCATAATAATCGCGTCCGACTTTGGCATCCCGCTTTTTCTTCGACATTGTGTCCTGCTGGATGAATGTCAAGATTTCATTTTCATTAAGCAATGGCATCCCCCTTTAGTAAATCCATTTATCACCGATGATGAAATCTTCGCAAGCGTATCTCATTGCATCCATCAAATGGTTAAAGTCATCAATCGGCGCATTGAGCTTCTTGCCGTATCTGTCCTTGGCGTAGGTGTAGTTGCTAATCTCTGTTAGGAAATTGACGCACCGGGGATGTACGATGATCTCGAAATTCTGAATCCATTGAATCCCGTTGTTGATGCTGTCTTTTCCTTTCTTAGCGCCTTTGATATACCGCAAGCCCAAAGTCTTTAACTCGTCAATTGATTTCGGTTCCGCACTGTCTGCCGTGATGAGTTGCCTGCGATATCCCATGTCTGTAATGCGCTCGTAAATCATCTTGTTAGACAATCGCTTCTCATACAGCTCATCCCAGACATATAGCTTTTCGCCTTCTAAGTCTAAAAAACCAACAAAGAACGCCGTTGGGTCATTGGTGTAGCCAAAGTCTAATCCAAAAACCGGTTTGTAATTCTCAACGTCTTTCGATGTAAATGCTGCTTCCCGCCAGTTTTCAAAAACCAATCCATCAACAACACCCCACTTGCCTAAACCAGCGACAGCGTAACGCCTTGGATTGTTTTTCTTCATACGCTCGAACAATCGCCGATCGTGCTCGTCCAGCCATTCGTTGCACAAATAGTTTGTCGTTAAGGCTAGAGTGTCCGGATCCGGATTGTCAAAGAACCGAGCTTTCAGCCAGTGCCGGTCATTCCATGGATTGAACGTCAACGTGATTTGCTTCCAAATCCCTTCCGGAACTTCACCACGGATGGATTCATCAATCATGTCAAAGTCGGATTCGGTCATGATTTCGTAGGCTTCTTCGATCCACATCCAGCACAACGCCCCGGTCTCCACGGTGATTGAAGTGACCTTCAGCGGGTCATCCAAGCCTCTGAAATATATCTTTTGTCCTGTTGGCTTATACGTCATCTCCAGCGGTGATTCTTTGATATCCCACCAGTCATTGACGTTCAGCCGGCGTATCGCCCATTTCAATTCCGTAAAGCACGAATCTTTCAGCGTGCGGTATGTTTTGCGCACCACGAGCGTATTGGCGCCCCGATGCTGCATCATTTTATATATCACCCATAGCGCCATTGTTTTTGATTTTTTCGACGCGCGGGACCCTTTAACCACTCGATAGCGCTTCTTTGAGTTCCAGAATGTCTTATATCCTTTGCCCACCACATCGGGCAGATAAACGCGCTTACTCGATTTCATCAAACCGCTCCCGTGGGATAAACCGCTTGCAATCCCGCCGATCACAGCGGTGGGTATCCATCAACCCTCTTGTCATGTATCCGCCATAGTAGTCGCAATAACCTTCGGGATATCGCGAAAAGTTGCCGTCAATCAATTCAACCTTCACTTTATGCGGTGGTGGGCGATGTTTCAAACGCTCTTTCCTCCTTCGTTGTTGCGCTAGTATGCTTTTCTTAATCTTCAAGCTTCGACTCCCCTTCGAATACCGGCACAAACACATTGACATTTGTTTTGGATCCGTCCATCACACCCTGCATCCTGGCCAGCTTATCAATGGCGGATATCACTTCTCTGTGGCTCGGCTTCTTTGTTTTGATAACCGCTTCGGACATTCCTTCGCCGCAACCCTCAACCACAATGACCTCCTCATCCGTCTCTTGGCGAATGATAGACGTCAACACCTGCTGCATCTCAATGGCCGATGCTATCTTTTGAGATTCCATCTGCTCGGTCAGCTCTTGGATGTAGTTTTTGAGTTCAGGTTTGTTCAGGTTTTCGTTGCCGATTGAGTAAGCTGTTTTTTCGGAGTAGCCCGCTTTTATAGCCGCCTGCTTTGCGTTGCCGGTTTTAACGTACTCTAAGCAAAACTTTTTCTGTTTTGGATTCAACGCCCATCTCTCCCCCTTTCCCTGGATAATTTTGAGCATCAAAAAAGACGCCCCCTCGGACGCCCTTTAAGGAAACCACATGAAAGCAAATGCTTTTGTTCCGATATCATGATAACACGTTAGGAACTGTAATTAACTGTAATGCTTCACGATGTAATTGAAAAACACGATCCATCGAGTAATGCATTTCGTCGGCAATGTCTTCCCATCGTTTAAACTCAACGTATCTTTTTACCAAAATATCAATATAGCGGGAATCTTCCAACAGATAAATCTGATTGACGATTTCTTGCTTTTTCTCGAAATATTCAGCCCTCTCGGCGCTGATCCGATCTTTCAAATCAATCATACAGATGATATCATCAGCTAATCTGTCATGCTTCGGTGTTGACTGAACCCGATCATGGCTGTAGTTTGCCCCACCGGCTTGCATGATGCGTGATTCCAGTTCTTTTAATTGATTCTCTTTATATGTGATTTTTGCATTGAGTATTTTGATTTGCTTCAGATACGTTTTGTTCGTCATGGCTCACCCTTGCTCAGTTCCAAATACTTATTCAAATACCAAACCGATTTTTTAATATCCTCAATCGGTTCTTCGTGCTTCTCTTGACACCGCCACAAATACTTAAAAGTATTGCAAAGACAAAATCCTTTTACTGCTTCCGTCCCGAAACATTCTACCATCACGTCAATGCACTCATAATCACCGGCGTTGTAATACTCGGGATGTTCGATATTACTAACGTTAATCATTTATCCCTCCACCATTTCACAATACAAAACGCAATCACACTGACCGCCGATGTGACAAGCGGAATCGCAATAATCAATCCTGCCAGAATTAGAAATGTCACCGCTCACCTCACACCGATGGGTTTTCCCCGTGTTCAAATCGAGCTTGTCGGGCTTTATCGTATGCTTCTTCAACTTTTTCTCTGTCGTCTTCTTGCTCCCATTCCCAACAGTCTTCCTCTTGAAGATAAAATTTCCCATAACGTGCTGCAGGAAAAGCGGCGAAATTATCGTGTATTTCCTCAATGGTTTCATAATTAAACGGGCGAATGTCTGTTCCGCTCATCCCTTCATAAGCGTGAACGCTATCAGAATCAAAAGCGAATCCGTGCGCCGGTATGTTTCCGACAACAAGAATAGGAAAATTCTCAGAAAACTCACGGATTTTTGAAGCGTCTTTTTCTGTCATGTATCCTTTTACTTCAATGTAAAGGTCAAACGGTCCATTCCGGAGCTTATGTTTTTCGCATTCAATAATTTCCGTTCTTTCAGGCGGTCTGCGAAGTTTGAGCCAATCAGGATATCCTTTATCGTAATTTTCTTCTGACCAAGGGTCATATAAGTCACACGAAAACCCACCAACATTAGCTATATCTGGACAACCTGTTTTGCTGTGTATGCAATTTTTGCAAGGATAAAAACTGTCATTGAAATACCCTCGCACCCCATAACACTTCACCTTAAAATCAGGAAGGTATTGCGCCCCGGAAGGAAGTGTAAACCCTTGAGGCTCATACTCATACTCCACACCTAAAGCATCAAAAAACACCGCCCATCTTGCTTCCGTTCTTGAACGGAATTTATGGCCGTTATATATAGTCTCAATTGCTTTTATTGTATTGCTCATTCTTTAACCTCCAAACACCTGTCGCTTTATATCCGGATCCGCGTCATACGCTTTCTTAATCATGGCAGCATAGTGTTTTCTCTCTTCCTTGGGAATTGCTTTATTAAACCTTTTTATCTCTCCGTCAAGTGTCGCTATAGCTTTATCGGTAGCTGGATAATAATCCGAAGCATCAACGCACAGCCCTGTCTTAACATCATGCGTGAACCATACGAAACTGTCTGAATAGAATCGAATGCACGCAGCCAACAATCTATTTTTTCGTTTAAAGACAACTCCGCT